GGTGAGACGGCCGTCCCCGACAACGCCGTTGACGCCGAGCTGCGGCGCCAGGCCAGTCAGTGGGACAACCAGCAGTTCAATGACTTCATCGAGAACGCGCTGGAAACCAAGCCCAGGGTCAACATCGGCGAGGGCCAACCGGTCAACTACCGCCAGCTGCTGGCCAACTACGACGTTCAGACCGCCAGCGACTACGCCAAGCTCGCCCAGCTGCTGACCCTCAGCAACAAGCGCCTTAGCCCGCAGGACTACGCCTTTGTCACAGAGAAGCTCGGCCAGGAGCGCATTGCCCAGCTGGTGCTCGACTCCTATCGAGACCTGAACCTCGACCCCAATCGGGTGATGGCCCTGATGGCCAATGACGCCGCAGCGTTCAACGCCATTCCTGAGCGCATGATTCGCCTACGCGTCGCCCGCGAGGGCTATCGCGATGCCTACCTGGCAAAGCTTGAGGAGATCGCCGCTGCACTGGGGGAAGGGAACGTCTCACCTCAGCTGAAAGGGGAAGCCTTCAAGGCCTTCAAGCTTGCCCTGGTCTCGGAGCGGCACTACAGCCTTGCTGGCCGCCGCACTGGTCAAGCGCTTTACGGCCGCCGCGGTGGCATCGACAGCCCCGGCGCACTCGACACCGATCTAGCAGAACAGCTCGATGACGGGCGCCTGTTTGAGCCCGACATGGCTGAGGTGGAACGGGAGATCACCATGACCCCCGACGACCTCGCCAAGGACGACCACTTCTCTCGCGTGGTGGAAGCGATCGATGACGCCAAGGCCGACCCCAAGAAGGCCGCCGAGAAGGTCAAGCAGCTGGTGCTTGTCACCAAGCTCGACGGCGTTGACCCCAAGAGCCGCCTGGGCGACAAGCAGTGGTTCAACCTGCAGATGAAGCGTGGCAATGCCCTGGCCAAGGACAGCCAGCTGCTGAACTTCGTGACGCAAAGCAAGAACGTCCTCAGCAACGGGATGATGCTGTTCGCCGGCCCCTACAGGCAGGCCTTCGAGAACATCGGCACCCTGACGCCATACGGCACCAAGTTCAGCCGGGAAGCCATGCAAGAAGGCTTTGGCGTGGCATGGGACAGCGTCAAGTTCGGCATGGACCTGACCCGCGCCTCAGTGCGCGAGCTGTTCATGGACGCCTTCAAGGAAGGCAAGACACCGTTTGGCGGCAACCTTGACGTCTACGGGCGCAAGATGGTCGACAACGAGCAGCTTCGCGCCGAAATTGAATCGCTGCTGAACCAACCCTTTGTCGACAGGGGAAGCCGAGGCCTGCTGTCCGTCCCTGAAAACGTCGGGGTCCTGAGAAACAAAGTCCATGCCGCTTTCCAGCTGTGGCGCAGCAGCTTCGGCATGCCGCTGACCACGGGGTTCAGGGCCATGGCTGGCGCCGACAACGTCTCGGGCTACTTCTTCCACGTGTTCAAGATCAAGAACGATCTTGAGATCCGCGCCAGGCGCGATGGCGTGCAGCTGGGCCTGACGGACCAGCGCAGCCGGGATGAATGGGTAGCCAGCGAACTCGACAAGGCTTTCTACCAGCTGCAGCCAACCGAGGAAAACATCAAGAGCTTCCGGCGCGAAAACGGTCTCGGCACTGACGTCACCGACGACGAGATCGCTGCGCAGATTCTCGAGGTCAAGGTGGGCGAGACCTACGGTTTCCCCACGCTGGATACGCCCGAATCCAAAGCAGCAGAAGAGTTCTCCCGCGAGATGCGATTCCAAAACAAGCCAGAGGAGGGCCTGGCCCGCTTCGCCTATCAAGGCATCCAGCAGGCACGAGGGCACTGGCTTGTCGACATGACAGTCCCCTATGTCCAGGCCCCGTTCATGGGCACGCTGTTTGACTTCAGGCTGGCCAGTGACTGGCTTTCCGTTCCGCTACAAGCAGTCTTCGGCAAAAACCCAACACCCCAGCAGGTGACACGCGCCAAGGCCGCGTGGGTTGTTTCTGCGACGCTCCTGGCCCTATTCGCTGACCTTGACTCCAAAGGGCTGATCATTGGCAACGGGCCGACGGAACCCAAGGCCAGGGAGGAATGGATGACACGCCTGAAGGCCCAGGGCAAATCGCCCAACTCCATCGGCGACATTCCCTTCCTTGGCGGCGTCCCGGTGCTAAACACCCTGTTTCTGTGGAAGGACCTCTGGGAAACCTTCGTAACGGGCACGTACTCCAAGTACGACCAGTACAGCGCGCTGGGTGGCGTGATGCAGGTGCTGACCGGTCATCTGATGCGCTCAACCGCCCTGGGCCAGGTCAATCAACTGCTCGAGTTCCTGCTTGAGCCCAGCAACTCGCCCACTCGCGTGATCGGCTATCTCGGCGCTGGCCAAATCCCTGGCATTGGCGCGCTGCGCGACATCGGCCGGATCACTGGCGCTGAGAGCCGCAACCTCTTCACCACCACCGCGCCAGGCGGCAAGCAGGCAGCGCTAGGCGCAGATGACGGCCTACTTGAAAAGACTGAAAGGTTCTGGCGCGAACTGGCCTACGGCACCCTCGGCATCACCGGGATGATCGACGGCGCCTATCGAGAAACCGACTGGCTCGGCAGCCGCATCAACCTGCCCTGGGGGATGCAGCTGATCGATGCGCTGAAGGATCGCTTCTTCCCGCAGGTGTGGCCCGACGCCGACGGCAAGCTCTACGCCGAGCTCGACGCGCAGGACCAGCTCAACCCGCCGCGGCCCCTGTTCTCGGGCGACCTCGATGGCGTGGCCATGAGCGACAAGCTCAAGAAGCTCTACAACGACACCTACGGCTCGATTCGCGGCGAGATGTCGCCCACGGCGCGGCTTGCCTTGGCCGGTACAACGCCCAGCGTGCGCTTTGTGCTGCCGTACCCCATCGACCTGCCTAATGGCATCACGGTCAACAACGACCAGACCGTCTCCTTCCCTGTCGCCCAGTTCCTGGAGCCGCACGTCAAGGGCAAAACGGTCAAGGAGGCGCTGCGCTCGCTGACCAGCAGCCCGATCTATCAAGCAATGCAGGACGACCCCCGCACCACGGCCGACCTCAAGCGCCGCGACATGCCACCGGCCGAGCGCAGGGGGCAGGCCGCCCAGGTGCTGCTGCGCGCGATGAAGAGCTACTACGAGCTGATCACCAAGGATGCACTCAGCGTCAGCTCCGATCCTCTTGCAACGGAATGGCGCGACACCCGCGACCAGATGAGGGCCGGCAGGAGCAAGCAGGAGGCCGACGCCCTGCGCGGCTTTGCTGAGGCCATGAACGGCGCCACAATGTCTACAACCCCGTAGCAGTGCCGTGCCCGCGACGCAATACGCCTACAGGCAGTACGCCGGGAACGGTTCGACAACAACGTTCGCCGTTCCGTTCCCTTACCTGCTGAAGGCCCACGTCAATGTCTACACGGGCTACGACCTGGCCACTGGCACGTACACGTCCCTGCTGGTCGATGGCACTGGCTACACCTGGACCAGCGCCACCCAAATCCAAACCACAACGGCGCCGGCCGCTGGCGTGACGCTGACCGTCATCCGGCAAACACCCAGCACCACGCAGCTGGTGCAGTGGCAGGACGGGTCCAACTTGATTGCGTCGGACATCGACACCGCCGACAAGCAAAACCTGTACGTCGTCCAAGAGCAGCAAGACAAGAACGAGGCGACCATCGCCATTGCGCAGAGCGCGAAAACCACTGCCGACAGCGCGGCAGGAGCCATTGGCGCAGCCGGGGTCTTCGGGCTGGCGGCCAACGTGGCCAGCATCCCGGCGTCGCCGGTCAACGGGCAGGGTGTGCAGATCACGGATTCGACGGGGATTGAATCTTTCAGCCCGCTGTCGGGCCTGCCGGCTGGGTTTATCGGCGCAGCATCCCTTGGCGTCCGGCTCGTCTTCAATGCTGGCAGCTGGGTTTGGTATGGCTACTTCTCTACCGACCCTGACGCGAGATACGCGCGCCTGACGGGCGCTGCCTTTAGCGGCCAGGTACAGGGCACCACGAGTGGCGGCACAGCATCGCCGGCTTACGCCTTTTCCGGCGACTCCGACACAGGGCTGGCTCGCCTTGGCGCCAATGAATTGGCGCTGGTCACCAATGGCGCCGCCCGCCTCACGTTCGACTCATCGGGCAATGCTGCGTTTGCTCAATCGGTCACGCTTCCGGCCGGATCAACTTACGGCGACATCGCCAGCCAGGCAGAAGCAGCCGCGGGGACAAGCAACACCAAGCTCATGACCCCTCTGGCTACTGCCCAGGCAATCGCCTCAAGGGGCGTGAGCCTTGGTCTTGCACTTGCACTTGGATGACTCGCAATGGCTGAAACCTTTAACCGAGCCTCAGCTTCACTCACGGCGACAACGATTACAGACGTTTATCAGGCGCCAAACGTGGCAGCCACTAACAGGGCCGTCGTATTGAGCTGCCTTGTCGCCAACGTCGATGGCGTCAACGCAGCCGACATAACGCTGACTATCACCGATTCTTCCAATACTGTAATCGCGAGGATCGCAAACACAATCCAGGTGCCAGCCGATAGCACGCTGGAAGCAATTCCAAATAAGCTGATACTTAAGCAAGGCGAGAAGATTAGAGCGACTGCTAGTGCAGCCAATGACCTCGAGGTGACGATTTCTGCGCTGGAGATCACCTGATGACCGTCATCACGCCTGTAGGAGGAGTCATTGGGCCACGCCCTACTGGGGCATCCTTCCGCACTGGGGTGTGGAAGCAGCAGGAAGTGTTTGAGCGTCGTGTTGATGGAGTTTGGGCGACACCAGCTTATCCAGACCTGGCCCCCTACAGCACAAACGCAAGTGGCCATATTCTTGTGGCCACATACAACCCTGGCACAAAAGCCACTGCAGGCCCGAATCGTAGTACAAATGAATACGTCAAAGCACGTGCCAAATACCCGGGCAGTGGCTTGGTTCTTGACGCAGGGCGTTTTGCGTGGCTATACACGCAGGCGGTCACAAATAGCTTTAATTGGCGGTTTGATCTGCGCTACTCAGACGAGCCGGATGGATCGAATGTATTTGGCAGAACTGTTCAAACAGGTAACCTAAAGCGTATATGTGCCGGCAATAGTTGCTGGAATTTTGGCTCAGCCGGCCAAGGTTTTTCGATTGACTACCACGAACCCGCATGGCCCGGAAGTGGTTACAGATACCTGTGGCATGACGAGACCGCAAACTGCAACGTAGAGGGAGTTGACTACAACATTATTGTTGCTGACGTGGGTGTATTTAGGTACATTACATGTACTATTGGCGGTCCAAGTTCTTCGCGTTGGCCATTCGACAAGGCTACGCAAAATGAGTACGTGTATTTTAACGGAAACACACAATGGTATGACGACAGTCAACCTAATCGTGCTATTTCGATGTGGCTCCTGCCGCCCTAAGCAACCATGACCAACCTCTATTCGCTCAACCAACAATGGCCTCAGGAGCTTCCTTTTCGGATCAAGCTCGCCGATGGCTCTACCCGCACTGACCCCAGCACCTTCTCTGCCGAAGAGCTAGCCGCTTGGGGTTACACCGGCCCCTTCACGTGCCCATCGCTTGATCCGCACAGCGAAGTCCTGGAGTGGTCGGGCACTGAGTTTTCAGTCCGCCCCATGACCATTGAGGAGCGTCAAGCATGTTTAGATCGACAATGGGGCGCAATCCGAATTGAGCGAAATCGACGGCTTGCCGAGTGCGATTGGACGCAGCTGCCAGACGCGCCCACCGACAAGCCGGCATGGGCCGCCTACAGGCAGGAGCTGCGCGATGTAACGCAACAGGCCGATCCATTTGACTTGAGCTGGCCTGCGCAGCCAAGCGACTAAACAGACCAGCCTGGCCCGTTGCTCTCCGTCCCTGCAGAATAAAGGCATCACCACGACAGCCTTCTCGGCGTCTGCGCTATGCCAGCCCCCAACCACGGCGCCATTGCTGCCGCCGCTTACCAAGACGTCATCACGGCCACGTTCACCAGGCCGTCGGACACGACCGCCTACGCAGCGCAGGACGTCGTCTGCAACTCGACCTCTTCGCCGGCTGTCATCACCTTCACCAATGCTGGCAGATACCCGGGCAGCAGTGGGCTAATCGTCAGCGCGCGGCACATGAAGTCGAGCACAGCGACCACGGGCGCGTCCTACCGGCTGCACCTGTATCGGGTTGCTCCTACTGCGATCAACGACAACGCGCAGTTCACGATGCTCTACGCCAACCGCGCCAACCGCGTTGGCTTCATCGACTTCACCCACGGTGCTGCCGGCACTGGCTCTGACTGCACCAATGCGCTGTCGACCTTTGTGAACCTGCCGTACCTGTGCGACGGAGCTGGAAGCAACCTCTTTGGCATCCTGACCGTCACTGCCGCGTACACGCCAACCTCTGGCGAGCAGCACTTCATCGAGCTCCACGTTGCGCAGAACTGAGCCATGAGCATCTTCCTGCCAACGCGGCGCTTTCTGGGTGGCGCCTCATGGGCCAAGAACGCGCTGTGGAGCCGCGCCCGTGCTGTCCCGAGCCTTGACCTGCGCTTTGCCGACAACAAGTCATTAGTCGATGCCACTACTGGGCAGAACCTAGTCACCTTCACCCGCGCCAGCGACGGCACCTACGTCGGCAGCGACGGTCAGATCAAGACGGCAGTGACGAACCTGCTGACCTTTTCGGAGCAGTTTGATAATGCAGCTTGGGGCAATAACAGCTCTAGCGAACAAGCCGATGCAACCGTGGCCCCTAACGGCACGACAACTGCGGACAAGCTGATTGAAAATAACACGACAAACGTTCACAGCTTTGGCAGGGGTGGCGGCTCTGAATCTCTTGTAACAGGGCTTGTTTATACGTTTAGCGTTTACGCAAAGGCAGGCGAGCGTTCGTTTGTTTATTTACAAGCAACAAGCAACTTTGCCAAAACTTACTTTAACCTCTCAACCGGTGTTGTCTCGGCTACAGGCAGCGGGCATACAGCATCCATCGCTGCAGTGGGCAATGGCTGGTATCGCTGTGCGATTACCTTTACCTCTGACACAACCAATAATTCCATTCGTGCCATTGGCATGGCTGCGGCCTCTGGTACAGAAAGCTACGCCGGAGACGGAACTTCTGGTTTATTCCTCTGGGGCGCCCAACTAGAGCAGTCCAGCACGGTCGGTGAATACATCCCCACCACCAGCACGATCAACTCGGCCCCGCGCTTCGACCACAACCCCACGACCGGCGAAAGCCTGGGGCTGCTGGTGGAGGAGCAGAGGACGAACAGCATCCGCAACAACACGA